ATGAAGCTTCCAAAACCAATACAACGTGGATCAAGTTGGCGTATTACTGTAACTTTTGATAATAAGAGATATTCAGCGACCAGAGATACTGCAAAAGAATGTGAACAATGGGCATCACTTAAGCTACTTGAACTTAAAACTGGTAAAGCTGATCTTGAACAAGGTATAAAACCTGCTTATCCATTTCGACAATTATGTAATAAATATTATGAAGAACATGGTCGACATATGCGATCGGCACGTACCATCAACTTTAAAATAAAAAACTTAGACCGTATTGCTCCAAACCTGGCTGAGAAGTCAATTTATGATTTTAAGCCTGCAGATATTGCAGAATGGCGCAATAGTAGAAAAAAAGAAGTTAAAGTAGCTACATTAAGAAATGAACATGCAATTTATTCTGCAGTGTTTACCTATGCAATGAAAGAGTTGTTTTTAATTGAGTCTAACGTTTGGCACTCAGTAACAATGCCAAATAAAGAAAAATCACGAGATCAAAGAATTTCTCCAGAACAACAAGAAACTCTATTGAAAGTGTTGCAGTGGGACAGTACAACAACACCTGTCAGTTCTAGACAATATGTCGCGTGGGCTTTTTTGTTTGCTCTTGAAACAGCAATGAGGCAGGGTGAGATATTATCTATGCGTAGAGCAGACTTACGTGATGGTTTTATTCATTTGCCAATGACTAAAAACGGTGAGTCTCGTAACGTACCACTTTCAAAAGAAGCCAAACGCTTGCTCTCATTGCTTCCTGCAGAAAATGACAAATTATTGCCAATTGATAAGAATATATTTTGTGCAATGTGGATGAGGGTTAAGAAAAAAGCAAAACTTCCTGAAATCAACTTTCATGATACTCGACATGAAGCTATTACTAGGATGGTTAAGGTTCGCAAATTACCGGTTGAGGTTTTAGCAAAAATTACGGGACATAAGACAATTGGGATATTAATTAACACTTATTACAATCCGGATGCGCAGGATTTAGTTGAAATGTTTAATGACAGTGAGAGCTAATTAGCTCTCGGTCTGCCTCTTTTTTTATTTTTAGTGCTAAGTAAATCATGGGCTAAGCGAGGGTTGTATAATGCCTTGCCGGGTGTACCTTGATCTATTGAAGCAAGACGGTCTCTAATTGTCGTGGTGGATAGACTATATTTTTCGGCGAGCTGTGCTGCAGAAACTAATTCAACTTCCACTTCCTTCAATTCTTTAACAATTCCACCACCAATATTTTGACCGAGCATTACTTGTGGAGGACTATCGCTTTCGACAGTGATAATATATTTAAGAACACCCATCAATCTTCCTCCATTTATTCAGCTCATCCCAAATTAAATATGTCGTACCTATTAGAGGGTGAATTTTTAGAAGAACTTTCATGCATTTACCTTTTTATATAATTGATGTTTAACATTTTTAATCTTTGCCATTAACAAACAAGATTCATTGTTTTGAGGTGTGGCAAGTTTGTGAAAACTTTGGCTATACCGAACCATTTCAGCTTTGCTCATTAGAATCAAATTCTCTATTCGACAATCTGTTTTATCCTGGTTTTTAAATGCAATTACTTGTCCTTCCGGAATTGGTCCATTAACTTTTTCCCAAACAATTCTATGCTTTAATCCAAATTTACCTGGTTCACCTATTTTTACTAAAACATATCCATCTTTTGAGCATATCCGCTCATAACCTAGAGGTTTAGCATTCCATGTAGGACGTCCTTTCTTGAAGCTTGTTTTATTCGCTGAAGTAAGCCCTTTGGTGCCAGTATTCCATGGAACAGATCCTTTCTGAAAACAACCTGTTCGTCCGGTATTCCATTTATTACGAGTGCATAACGACTTGATCTGATCAACACTAAATTGTTCATTAAATTTCGTGTTAACCAATTCTGTTAATTCTTTTCGCTCCAATGAGCAGTTTGATTTAATGAAATCTAATTGCTCTGGGGTATATTTTATTGCTGATCCCTTTGGCATAAATCACCCAATTAAATTTTGCGGAATTTCAACTGAATCGGCATTTTTTAAGCCTCTGTATTCAGCAACTAATTTTGCAGCACTTAAACGCATGTTGTTATTTTTAATAACCTGTTCACTAATTTTTTCAATAGCTTCTGCCTTTTGAAGTTCTGCTTGAAGCTCTTCACCTTTGAGATCTGTTGCGCTTAATCGTTCAAGCTGTGCAAATAAAACAGAATTTAAATCTAATGGTGTATTCATTATTTTGTCTCCCAAGGAGTATCAGTCGCCATTGTTAAATCAGTACGTCTCTGATTTACATAACTTAATAAACGTTCATGAATAGCCGGGTCGCACTGAGTTATTTCCTCTTCAAGCTTTGCAAGATCAATCAATGTCTTTGCTTCTTGAATACGAACCATCAAAGATGATTGAGATTTTTCAGGTGGGCTCAGTTCAGCTAATCTTTTATGAATTGCTAAAACTAATGGTTTACGCTGTTCCTCATTCCATTGAGTTGTATATTTATACAAAGCATTCGCTTCAGCCGGTGAATTTGATTTTTGAGCACGTTCCAGTAGTTCTGTAAGTAACTGGTTGTATTGATTATCATGAATATTTTCAAGAAATTTTGTCTGAAATTCAGCAAGTTTGCAGACTTTTGTTAGATTAATTTCTGAAATTTGTTCTTCGCTAAAACCTTGATCATTCAAATCATAAAGGGTGGTGTTAATTTCTTCCTCAGAAATACAAGCATTAATACCATCGATATAAATTTGATGATCAGCATTGATTACTTTTGGCGAATATTGTTCAGGATCTAACTCGAGTAACTTATCTTCAGTTAATTTACATAAATGTTGAGTGTGCTCACGCTGTAAATTTCCGTTAGCAAAAAACACCGGGCGTAATGAAAGTACAGCTTCTGTAGTCTTACAGCTTGCAATCTGCGCAGCAAATTTTTCAATTATTGAAGTTGGATCTATTTCAATTTCAGCAAATTCATCTACTGTAAAAGCAGGGCGTGTTTTAGGCGCTGGTTCAGTAATGTTTTCCTGATCATTTTTATGAGCATTTACCTCAGACGTTGAATTTTCAGTCTGAAGATCATTGGATTTTTTACGTGTAGTTTTTTTGGATTTTGCTGCAGGTTTCATGAACTCATGAAAATCTACAACTTTTAAAACCAAATCATTATTTACACCAAGTAAGCTTTGCATAGCTTTCGCTTGATTTTGAGCACTTTCAAAGTTGCGTTGAACTGAACCATTTTTTACTGCTAATACCAGTTCTTCATATTCAGGAATAAATTGACCTTTGACAATGGTCCCAGTATTACCAAGTAAAAAAATGTCTTGACCTGCTGAAAGTTCTTCCAATGAATAAGGTTTTAAAAACGTATATCCATTGATAGTGATTTCATCAATCTTTACGCAGAATTCATAATCAGGCATTGCGAACACGGTTGCAGGGAATTGATCGAGATCATCAAATTCAATCAACCCACCTGCAGCGCGACACATAATATTTTTACCAGCCATTAAAGCCGCAAATGCTTCATTTCCATTCAAAATATTCATTTTTTATTTTCCTCAGTGCTGCATTTGATTTTGTTGTTGAACTTGGTTAATCGGTGGTGTTGTATTCCATCCCATTTGATCAGCTCGTGCACGACAGGCATTCGAAATACCAATCTCATATTGAGTACCTTTGAATGTGTTAATTGCTTTGTCTAACGTCTGAGGCTTCTTCGCATCTTTTATAGCTAAAAGTGCATCGTTAAAACGCTGAGCCAATGGTTTTTGTTGCTGACCATTAGTTTGGTTGTTTTGATTGCTATTAGGTTGTTGAGCCTGCCTAGAGTTTTGTTGATTATTTTGATTTTGAGAGGGCTGTTGTTTTTGTTCATTGTAATGAGCTGCAGCCATTTCCTGATATTTCCAGTCATCCCAAATGCCTGAGAAAATATCGCCAGCAAAACCAATAAAACTAAGTGCCTTAACCATTGCATCTGTGACTGATTTTTTAGGGGCATCCTCGTCGTAAATCATTTTACCTGTACTGGTTTTATACATAGCCATTGTTCCGCCCATGTGTTCCACTGAACACTTTTTACCGTCTTGCATATACCAAACACGGACTGTCGCATAATGCATCATTGTTTCGGCATTACATTGCTGAAATCCTTGTTGAACTATTTCAATTCCCCAACCTTGACCACAAGGACCAAAAGTTTCTGTAGCACGTTGAACTAACCAATAGGGTTGAGGTGATGAGCCTTTATAAGATTTACCTGTAATCGGCTTAACTTTCTTTGGATCTGTTATGCATAAAGAATTCCAAAGGTCCATATTTGTATTATTCGAATTTGTCATGATTATGCTCCAACCCAGCCCATACGTTTTTTAAACGCACGACGTTCATAAGAGGGGATATTTGAATTTTGAAGTCCAATAGCCAATGCTTTACGCTTTTGAAATTTACGTTCACGCTCAAAATTAAGTCGAATCCAAGGCTTTTCTAAGTGCTCAGCAAATTCGATAAGAAACAAATAGCCAGATTTACTTACTCGATAAATTTCGCCATCTTTTTGGATGTATTCGTATGAATAGATACGCATGCGGAATTCGCCATTTTCATTGCTGATAAATTCAGTTTTCTTTTGAGGAATAGAGGTCATTAGTTTGCCTCCACTAATCGATTACGTTCGATATAACCAACAATCATCTGATTGATATTTCTGTGATCGTTGTAATCGGTGAAGTCGCGGTATTCCTTGCCGTTAATATCTTCAATTTGATCTATGGCAAGGTTTGTAATTTCGATGGCTGTAAATTCAGAACCTGGTACACCGTAACTATCTGGATGAGATTCAAAATCAAAGCTGACTAAAACTAGGAAACTATCAAGTTTGATAACCGCTTTCCCTGAAGTTTCAGAGCTAAGTTTAAGAGCACTAACGCTATAAGTTGATGGAGTTACATTAGGAGCAGTGATAGGTGGCTTGTACTCAGTCGCTTTTTGGTCGTACGCCAGACCAACAGCGCCAACAGTGACTAAACCACTTATTGCAGCGACTTTAAGAAAACCCATAGGCTGTGTACGATGTGTAACAATGGGATTGATTGAATTTGGTTTTGTGTTCATACTAATCTCACTCTTTGAGTAAAAGTCCCTCTCCGTCGAAAGCTAGGGGCTTTTTTATTTATCGTGAAAATAATATGAACTATTGGTTCAATTTAGTCAAGAACCAAAAGTTCAGTTATTATTGAAATGTTTAAAAATAATAAATAGAAGCAGCCTTAACAGGGAGTAAAATTTTAATTGAATTTAGTACATAAATTTTGTTTTCTAAGAGGTGATTTGTTATGGTAAAAAATGTATAGTGTTTCGGCTTTAAGTTTAGTAAAAGTATATTGAGGGAGTTACGTATGAATGAGAAAGAGATTCGTTCTTGCTTAATTGAACATCTCTCAAAAAAGCACGAAATTTCAGATACAGTTTTTATTAGTGAGTTATTTGTTAATAATTTTACTTGCCGTGCTGACTTAGTAATGGCAAATGGTCAGCTGAGTGTTTTTGAAATAAAAAGTAAGTTCGATAATCTCGAGAGATTACCAACTCAAGTTGAAAATTATACAAGCTCTTTTGAAAACGTAGTTGTTGTATGTGCGGAAAAGCATATTGAAAAAGTTTTAAATAATTACGATTCAAGTATCGGTGTGTGGCTGATTCGTGATAGCGGTCAAATTACTATAAAAAGACGTTCTAATAAGATTAATTTGAATGTAAATTCATGGCTAATGCATTTATCAGTAAGTGAATTAAAGAATTTATTAAAAAAATATGAAATATCATCTATAGGTAATAGACAAGAACTTTTATCTAAAGTTATGAGTGGTATTCCAAAGTATAAAGTTAGAGAATATGTTTTAAGTTACTTTAAAAGTAGACATGAAAAAATTTTAAAGTTAAAGCAAAATAAGCAAAAAAATATAAAAAAATCATCATCAATCTACGATACAGGGCTTACCACACAAGAAAGCCCTGTAGATTTAAATGGATTGACGATTCTACCACGAAAAACTAAAACAAATCCGAATCCTCGTCCCATTCCAGTTCGTCTTCGTTAAATAAATTTTCTGAGTAATCAATTTGTTTTGATAGATGAATATTTACTCTCACTGATATCCATGCCGCAGGACCAAATCCAATTCCATCAAAATCTGGATTTGTTGCAGTTTGCATAATAATATTTTCACCCCATATATCACTATATGCTATATCCGGATTAGCACTAAATATTGCTTGAGCCGCATGTTGAAAATCAGCTTTTGTTGTCCCTGTGCTCGTAGGAGATACAGAACCTTTTGGACGTCGCTCAAATTGCCAATATTGTTCAGCAGGAAAGTCTACACGAGCTGTCCACCGCATCACTTCAGGAGCATCATCATATATAATCCCATGGATAGAAGCATAATCTCCATAACTCACTACGTTATAACCGCCCAATTCTTCATGTAACTGTCTTTCTAAAATATCTATCACACCTTGGGTCTTGTGGGTATTATTTGTAAAACTTGCCAAACTTGATGGGAAGCTTGTCGCGAGCGTTGATATATTTGCATCTGGAACATCTTCGCGAATTGCATTGATTGTTTGGATATTGGCTGCTAATACAGCAGAATAAGAATTTCTGATATATTTTGAATCTATAAAAACTATAGCATTATCGACTTCATCAAGAGAGCTTAATGCGCCAGTGATGTATTCAATATCTCTAACATAATCATGGATAATAAATGCAACCTTACCAAATTCTTGTTCGCATAATCTTGCTTGCATAACAAAATCTCGTAGATTAGCCTGCCGATTTAGTTGTGTGATAGGTATTGCTGAAGGAAATTGCCTAACATATTCTCTCCAATTTTGATAATTGTTTGTTGGATTTTTTAAAATTGCTTGTTCATCAGAGAAAGTATTCAGTTCATCAGTCAAATCTAAAAAAAAAGGTCTATTTGGAAAAAATTCAGTAACTTTATTTATACCAGACTCAAATGATGTTGCTCGTGGCCATTTGCCAGCAGTAATTATCGGAATTATTTTATCTTTTCTAGCATCACTTAAATGCCGTAAACCATTTAACTCTGCAGCACGTGTGCGCAGTTTTGGATAGTACTTATAGTCTTCAAATCTAATATCATTATTCATAAAGTAGCTCTATTTAATTTGCGTTTTTGATCGGGGTTTAGCTTTTGTATTAAGGTTTTCAGCTGCCAAAAATGTTGTAATAACTCTAAAGTTTTCAATTTCTTGCTTTGCTGATTTTAGTTCATATTTAAGACTTTCAGTTTCCTCTAGATTGTTTTTGATTTCGGTTGACTTATACTCAATCATAGTTAATAGTTTGTTTAATATATAAATAAACGATAAAACTAATAGTATCAAAATAACTGAAAGCCAAAATAATCTATCCTTAAAATCCCATCCACTGGCATATATACTAAATATACCTATTAAAATTGATATAATCCCATAAATATTTGTAAGATTTTGATTTTTCACATATTGATTCCTCGTTATTTATTAATAATCAAGTTTTAAACTAAGACTGCATTGAATTCAAGTCTTGCTAAATATTATTTCTTATTAGTTTGATATTTGTTCAATAAGGGGTGATTGACCTTCAAGCTTTCGAATTGCACTAGACCTCTGAATCGATTGTCAAAATTGATTTGCTTTATTTGTAGAGACAGTAAATCTTATTGCCATGTCTTCACCCTTCATTATCAGATTGTGTTCTAAGTTTCTAAATGTTTAAGGCTTAACCAAAGCCAACTCTAAACGTCCAACAAAGTTGATTTCATTAAGTTGTTCATTTGTTACGAATTCATCCGGATATCTGTTTTTATCAGGATTATCGCTCGTGAGTTTCACAGTTTTTGATCCTACATAACTCACAAAAATTCGTTTCATGCGTAACTCATGGTTATGCGTAAAAACATACACACTACCATTTTTTAATGCATCTGGATCTTTGTCTGATATATCTACAAATAGGGGACTATCTGGTGCAATAGTAGGGTACATGCTGAACTCAGCAGAATATATAATCCTTAAGTTTGAGGGATTAGTCTGGATACCCATGAGTTTAAGAATCTGCGGATCTATGTCTAAATATTCACTCGCATCTTCTAAAAAATTTTGAATACCTGTACCACATGAGGCTTTAACATCTTTATAAACAGGAATCCGCACATTAGATTGCCGTCCTCTCGTATCAACACTCCTGAATTCTACTGGCGCAAAACGAATCTCATCACTTTTTTTTAAAATTTGTTGGTCAGAACCATTTAACAACCATTCAGCTGAAACACCTAAAAAATCTGCAAGTAAGGGTATTTTTGAGGTTTCAGGCATTGCTTCGCCTTTAAGCCATTTACCGGCCCCTTTATCTGAAATCTCAAATTGTTTGCTAAGTATCCTGGCTCGACCACGTATTGGATAGCCTCTCAAACTCATTGCTTCATTTATGCGCTCTGCAAACTCTTCTTTTATTTTTCCTGATGAAATATTCATTAAAAGACCTTGTGAACTTGTAGTTCAATAATAAATATTATTGAAAGAACTTTCAGTTCTTGTTAAAGTTGAACCGAAAGTTCAATAAGGGCGCTATATGTATACTGTTAAAAATGCGATTGATTGTGCTGGTGGAGTTAAATTAGTTGCCAAAACTGTAAATATCTCAGAACGGGCTGTTTATAAGTGGATCTTTAAGAATTCATGGCCATATACCGAATATAAAGGTGAAACAAATTATGCTGAAAAAATATCTGAATTAACTAAAGGTGAATTTTCAAAAGTAGAACTATTAAAAATTGGTCTTATTAATACATCTGAAGGTATTTGAAAAGTTTGACTTAATAGTTTTAAAAATTAAACGTGAATGATTAAAAGGATTCACATATGGAAATCAATTTAAGCCGTGAAGCCCAAAACGCTATTTGGCAAATGATAAGTAAGACACCAGGTTTTACTCCTAAAGACATTGCCCAAGTAATAGGGGATTCGCATAACACAGTTTGCAATTACGCAAATATCAATATGCCAAACCACTTACCAAGCATAAAAAAACTGGAAGCAATTCTGTATTACACGCAAAACCCAGCTTTATTAAAAATTTGGGCACATGAGCTTGGTTATGCATTGCTGCCTGTTGAGTGCGATCGAAGTAAACATCATGAGCTTTCTATCTTTGAAGCAATGATGCAACACAATATTAAGTCTGGTAAGGCTAACAAAGTTGTTTATGACGCCTATGAAGATGGTGTTGTAACACCTCAAGAATATGAAGAGATACACCAACTCACACAGAATTTAATTGAATTGGCGACAGCTGTAGACCAAGCGGCACTTAAGCAAATGAAAAAATTTACAGCAGGTTTTGAAATTGAAAAAGCCTGATGTTCGAGGTCAGGCTTCCCGTAGTTCACACGGTATCAATTACTCATTGGCCTCAAGGAGTATCGAATGACATCGAATCTATCACATGAAAATTATATAAGCAAATTCATGAAAGGTGATGTGGTTGTATTTATGAATCACATCAAAATTAATAATTTACAGACTGTAAAAGCTTATCAACCAAACGATCTATATCTATTGGAAAATGGGCAATTGGCTAAAGAAAATGAAATACGATCTGCCACTTTGCCCGAGCTTTTTCATAAACGCCGTTTAGATGAAATTGAGCAATCGATTGCGGAGGTTTCATGAATAGTCATTTTCAAACTAAACCTGAACATAAACAGACTCAGGAAATCCAATCTTTTTATGAACCAACGTTGCTTTTGTTGAATCACATTCATGATATCAAAAAAGGCAATTTAAGAATGCGTGGTTACAACGAAGAAAATGCAGCTGTAACCAAAGAGGAATTGGCTCAAAAGATGGCTTATCGATTCAAGATCACAATTTGGTTAGCACACCAGGTTATTACGAGTTTGATCAAAGCTGAACAGGTCATCTCATTTGGTGGATATGTTAAGCCAAAGGTCGGTGAATTATGAGCTTAGATGCGACCGTATGGGCTTGGAAAGCTACAGTCTCATGTGCAAGTGAAAGGCTTGTGCTTTTAGCTCTTGCTGATCGAGCCGGAGATGATCATAAGTGCTTCCCAAGTTTAAAACGATTAGAGAAAGATACAACGTTAAATCGCAAAACGATTATCAAAGTTTTAGACGAACTTGAACTCAAAAGTTTGATTAGATTCACAGGTGAAATTAAAGGGAATGGCGTAAAAGTCTATCAATTAATTGGTGTATTTGGACGTGAAGATAGTTTAGATACCCATACCAAAAAGGGGACTAGTACCAAAAACGACACTGGTGTTAATTTAGGTACTGGTTCCAAAAACGGTACTAGTACCAATAATGGAACTGGAACCAGTACCGATTTTGGTACCGAGACCAGTACCAATTTTGGGACACAGAATCTCCCAAGGAATCTCTCATTAGAATCTAAAAATAAAAAAGACTGGCTTTGTTTGAAAAAACTTCGTTGGGAATTAGATCAAGCCGATCCCACGGTAGTGCCAAAGTCGATTATCGAAGCAAGTTGGTTTGAACGTGAAAAACGAGCATTCGAACTTTTCAATGCCGACAAGGATCTTTGTGATGATCTTTTGATTTACCATTTTGCTGACACACTTTTGAGAAACCGTCACAAATACGACAAAGCGCAAAATGGAAAATCCAGTGGCGAATCTGATTCTGTATTTTTCTCGTCACCTCAGCAGATTTATGTTTTTGCCAACAAATTGGCTCAACTTCAAGACGTCATCGATGAGTTTAGTATGCCAGGTGAATCTTTTGAAAAACTAACAAGCCGGATTGCTGCAAAACTATCGGATCCCAATGAACTCCAAAACTGGAAATCACAGCTGCAAATGGTTGGATTTAAATCAAAGAGCAGAGGTGTGGCTTAGGTGGAGAGCATCTCAATTGCTGAATATCAAAGACTTTATGGTACGAAAACCAGGAAGAAATCAAAGCACAAAAGCAGTACTCGAGTTAAAGATCATCGAGGTGAAAGTATCGGTGAATCATTGTTGGCCAACCAGTTGCGAGTTTTAAAAATTTGCTTTGAACAGGAATATAAATTTCATCCTAAACGTAAATGGCGTGCAGATTTTCTAATTGTAGGCAAGAAGATTTTGGTTGAGGTAGAGGGCGGTGTTTGGAGTAACGGACGTCACACTCGAGGAAAGGGATATATCGGTGATATGGAGAAGTACAACGCTGCAGTGGTTATGGGATATCAGGTATTACGGTTTAGTACAGAGCAAGTCAAATCAGGTTTAGCGGTTCAACAGATAGAGATGATGGTAGGGGATTTATAAAGATGGGCACGGCAGTCGCAACACAACATATTTTACAAACAGTTGATTGGTCACGTTTTGACTTAGAAGGCTGGTTATATCAATTTGGTGCCTGGTTATATACCAATACAGGACCTACAGGAAAAAGTGTAAATCCAATCGCTATAGCTATGGATAATGCTGTAAAAGAGAAGAAATATAAAAAATTGAGCCCTGAACAAAGATTAAAAATTATTACTGGTTATCTTATGGAAGATATTGGACAATCAAAGCCAAGAAAGACTCGTCTAACATGTGAAATAAATGATAACGAGGCGAGAGCTGTACAACGTTTAATTTTAGATCTACAAGGACAATCTGAAATATTGGATGATTGGATGGATGCAGTGATTAGTCGATACTTTTATGGTTGTTCCTGGTCAGAGATGGTGACACAAGAACGTACACAATACGATGTACGTTCCGATGTAAAGTGTGGGTTGGCTGCTTTGCATTGCCGTTATAGTTTTATTATATATTAGTTAAAAAGTTGAGTAATTATCGTTATTAATTGTGGTAAGTAAATTTGATTTAATTACTGGTAAATTTTGATTTGTAAACATAAGTTTCGGTTGAACTTCTACTGCAACTAAACATTTAGATTTGCCACATATAAGAATTTTAATATTTTTTGTAATTGGCTCTTTGATTTTATTAAGCTTGTACCACTCGGTTATTTTTTCATCTTTGATAGTTAAATTAGTAATAGGTGAAAAAAGTAAGTCTTTCTTTGCATTGGTGCTACCATTCTTCTCTATATCTATAAGGTAGTAAATACCAATAAAAAACAGTGCATAAATTATCACAGAGCCTATATAGTGTAATAATAATTCCTTTAAACCTTTATCAATATTTGGTGTATCTATTGAGCTGTTCCAGTGAATTTCATCTTTAGCTATTTTATGCGTATCAAGTATAGACGGTTTAATTTTATCTTTAATTATTTTTAATAAATAAATTATGAAAATCAAAGGCAAGAAAGCTATAAATAACACTAAAAAAGTTAAAATTTCTAAACAATTTGCTAATTTATGAAATTTGTATATAAAGTTTGAAATAATCCTGACTGGGAAATAAAATAATCCTAAAATAGCTAATATAGTCTTAACTGAGATAATAATTATAAAAATAAGAATATAATTGAATATTTTTGTAATAGATTTACTAATGTTTTGGTTTATGAATTTATTCACTAATGATAAAGTGATAGGTATTAAAATACCTAAAAAAATTACTTGACTACCTTGTAGACCACCATAGATAAGATAATTCTGAAAATCAAATCCTAAAGCCTCGTGCGTAAAATCAAAATAGTTTACATAAGCTTGGATGTAGAAATATCCACAAGAATATAGAATAATTGATAGTGATGTAAAAAAAAGTGCAAGATCTAAATTAAAATTTGTTTTCAAAATGATTACTCAATTAATTATATATTTTCCAGATTTACTCTTTAAACGTTTCGTTCAATGCCTGTTGAACTGCATCTACTCGTGATTTACAGGCTTTGTAAGCTGACATAGACTCTTCAACAATTTTCATTAAATTATCGATATCAGGTTCTTCTTGAGATTCTAATAGTTCTGCATTTTTCTTGAGAACTTCATAGCCTTCTTTGAAGGTTAATTCTTTTTTAGTCATTACTGTGCACCTTTATTACTTTTGCATCAATAGAACCGTCTTGTAATTCAACTTGGATGCTATCGTTTGAAATTTGTTGAATAGATCGAATTGCATGTCCATTGCTTCTGACAATACTATAGCCTTTAGCCATAACATTTTTTGGATTCTGCAGTAGGGTTTCTCGAAGCAAACCATCAATTTGCGTGGAAGCTAATATAAGTTGTTGTTGGGCTAAATATTGAATTGTGCCTTTTATCAAATCTAAGCTCTTTTTTGTCTCATTAATCTGACCATGAGAGAGTGTTTTAATTACTTTCATGTATTGATCATTTTGGCTTTGGTAAGCTGATATCTGATGTTGTGATAAAAGTTTAATCTTATTTAGGGAATCTATTACGTCTTGTACTTGATCCACGATTAAATTTCGAATTCCTCCAATGACTTTACTTGGAGTATCGAAGGAACGATGAGCTACTTCATCTAAAATGGTCCGATCTTTTTCATGGCCAATACCGACCCAGATAGGGACTGAACGTTTACAGAGTAGGGCCGCTAAATCATAGTCATTCAGATATGCAAGATCATTAATTGCACCACCACCTCGAATAATTACAATTAGATCCGGGGCAGAACTAAATTCTTTAGCCCATTGCCGTAAAGCATTCGACAGTGATTCAGCAATACTTAATGCTGCGGTGTTTCCTTGAAATGTGGCAGAGTGGTATACAAAATTGCAAACACCGGCTTTTTGAAGTGCATCAGCATCTTTCTTGAAATCACCTAAGCCTGCAGCATTTTCAGGAGCGATTACCAGGACATTTTGAATATCAAAAGGGGGAGGGAGTGATTTGTTTTTATTAACTAGACCTTCGGCTGTCAGCCTTTCTAAAATTTGTTGATACCGCCGTGCAATATCACCTAGTGTATAACTAGAATCAATAGCTTCAATATTAACTGAAAACCCATATTGAGGGCTAAACACAGCCTTAACTTTGATTAAAACATTTAAATCTCGAGATAATTCTATACCGCTTTCACGTTCGAATTTCAGAACCATTTTTGCAGCACTGAATTTCCAAATTGTTGCCTTACAACTTGCAATAATTTTATCTGTATCTTCTTCTTTTTCAGCTAATTCTAAATAGTAATGACCACCTTTGATACTTAGGTTTCTAATTTCAGCTTTAACCCAAACAGATTCTTCAAAAGCTACACGTATAACCTCTTGAACTGTAGATAAGTATTCACTCAAAGAAAGTTGTAAATCAGACATAAAAGACAGAGAAACTCATAATTCATAAAAATAGTATAGAACAGTGCTTAGTAAGGCAATCAAATTGTATGAAATACAAGACAACAAAAGATCATATTTAATAAAGTATACTCAATCTAAATTATTGAAAATTTGGTGTTTTTAATCACAAGAAATTGTTGCGTGTATGTATATTAATATTACACTTTGTATCTAATTTTAGATAAAGTTATTGATTTTTAAGGAAAAATAAAAATATTGAACATATAGCTATCATTGATCACTTAAAAATAATATGTAATATTTTCAACGTATTGAACTTAGTATATCTTTCATTTGCTTTGTTTCATGATTTATATACCCACTGAACCACCTCTATGTGGGTATTTTTTTAAGGACCTTTAATGAAATCGTTCTTTATTAGAAATACTAATGATTTTTTGAAAGCTGCAATAACATTAGGGCTAGATTTTTCATTAGATTTAGAAAATCCAAATCAATTATTTCTGATACTCAATGAAAGAAAGAAGTTAAGGATTCCTGAAAATCGGTGGGTTGTTGTTGAGGGTGCATTTGTTGCAGTGTTAACTGATCAAGAATACAAAATGCTGAACTAAAAAACTTTTACTTAATTATACGAGAAAAATATGTCAAATTTATCAACTGGTACTGTTAAATGGTTTAATGAAACTAAAGGTTTTGGTTTTATTGCTGTAGATAATGGTTCAGATGTATTCGCTCATTTTAGTGAAATCCAAGCTGACGGCTTTCGAGTTTTATTAGAAGGTCAACGTGTACAATTTACTATTACTGAGGGAAAAAAAGGACCACAAGCAAGTGGTATAACCTTGGTCTAATTTGAAAGTTTCCAAGAGCCTATTTGTATTGAATAGGCTTTTTTTTTAAATAAAATACCAACAGATTAATAAGAATAATAGTGTTATTAAAATAGATGACATATTGCATTTTAATATATGCATGTTCTTTGTGCATAGTCGTTATGTCTCGAGTTGTATAACTTTTAATTATTTCTAATCTCAATTTAAATATTAGCTTAGAAAAACATATGCTTTAGAAGGAGTAAATAATATGGTTCAATATTTTAAATGCTTCTTAGGTTCACATCAGGTATTTGACACGCACTACTGTACAGATGGTCATCTGACCGTATGTCGTCATTGCCTCAAAGTAATTAAAATATAGATGATTACTATATACAGTTTAAAAAATACATCACTGACTGTGATTGAAATTTTAAACTGTATTACTAATTTTATTGAGGGTTTTTCAATGTTATCAGCTGATATAGCAAATAGTTCAAATTTAATTGACCTAAGTTCAATTGAACAATTTAAAAAATATTTTAAAAATCAAATTAAAGTTCGAGCTGATGAAGGTGAGTTATATGCAAGTGAACGTATTTCAAAATTGATAAATTTTAAAGAAGTTCAAAAGTTAAGTGAAGAGTTCAAGGATGCAGGATATAAAGTCAAAGTAAACTCAGTAGATAACAACTTTGTAATTTCAGTTTTTTGGAACTAAGTTAAACGTATCATTCTAAGTGATTGATTTAAAAATAAATAAATTTATTTTTTTGACTTATTGTGTATTGTATTAAAATTTATTATTAAGAACTATTGAAATGATTCTAAAAATTTATTAATATTTAAATGAGATCAGTTCTTAATTACTGATTTGGTGAAAAAAAGTTGGCAGCCCGGAAAGAAGGGCACAAATTTTCTTTTGTTCAAAATTTTTTCAATTAAAGAACTGCTTATTTGATTTTTGAAAATATATAAAATTTAAAAATAGATCAAATTGTTATGCATTGTTGATGTTAAATTATTAATAAGTGTATTTAATGTAAATATATTTTCTTAAATGTTTTTTTTAGTTTAATTATAATTTTTTTGTTTGTTTTGATGAGAGTTATATTATCTAAAGTAAAAAGTTTTCAAAATAATAAAATTCAAAATTTAAAAATACTAATATTATCATCTACTTAGTTGTATTAAAGTGAATTATATATTATTTTTCAATTACATAGTTTTTTAAAATTACAGATGATCACTAAATGTACTGCAATTGTCTAATTACTAAAACAAAATTAATTGCTAATTTAAATTAACTAACGAACAAATTTAAAAAAGGTGACTTATGAAAATTATAGCTGTATTAAGTTTTGGTATCTTTGCTAGTTATTATTGCAAAGGTTTAATTCATAAAGATCAAAATCTAGATTTTGATGAATGTGTGAAAAAAATGCTTTTTGAAAGTTATAATGCTTAGCTTAAATGATGATTTAAAAATTCTAAATCAAATATTTAAGTTGAAATATAACAGAAATTGACCAGTTTATTTAACTTAGTTAACTTTCTAAATTCATTTTCAATAGATGGCAAACTTTTAGTTTGCCATTTTTCATTAAAGGGAATTTTTATTTTCGACTTTTAGAAGATTAATAAAGTTAGTCTTTTTTAAAATAGAATGAATAAAAAGTTAATAATTTTTTATTTATAAATAAAATATAAATTAATTTATATTTGTAGTATAAGTATTAGATTAATTTAAATAGATAGATATCTTATGGAAAAGTGTATGAAGATTGCTGAGTTAGTCTACGAAAAGATTAACTCTGAAAAGTATCCATTAGAAAAAGTAAGTAATTATTACTATCTATTTAATCAAATTAAACAGCAGGTAAACTTTTTTAAGATAAAAATTTTAATTGATTGTGATGAATTTGTTGAATTGTTTACTAATGGAAGTAAAAATTCTGAAATCAAAGTTGATATATCTTTGATTCCTAACTATATGAAAAAAGATGAGTTTATTTTGTGGTTAGCCTATTTGGTTGAAAAAATAACCTTTGATGAAATGCGTCAAAATCTTTTCTTAAGACATAGTTATGAAATTGAACAACGACTGATAAAAGAGAATGAAAAAAACCAAAAAATCACTGTCAATATAGATGAATCTTCAAATAACATAATTGACTATTTTAGTTCAAAAAATAACAAATAATTTACAATTGTTATTTTTTATTAGATGGTTACGTGTTTGATGTTAATTTTTATTAAATGATTTATACATCTATTTCAAGAATTTAATTTTACAAGTAGCATAAAATTAATAGGTAATCCCCCAATTACCTATGTATTTGACACCCACAATTTCACCCAAATTGTGGGTTTTTTTTATCAAATATCCATTTAGTAATTGGGTAGTGAGAATTAGTCAGTTCTTTATTGAAAAAATGATAGATTTATCAAAATAAAATATTAATTAAATCCTTGATAGTTGTTAATGCAAAGAGTATGTTTTGCTCGTGATCGTTTATATCTAATTTGGTCAATCAGTTTTTATCGATCACTTATCCTTAACAAGGATTGAGAGGCTCACAGAAATGTGAGCTTTTTTTATGCACAATAATTGTTTAAAATTTATGAATGAAAAGACATCGTAAAAAAACTGAATTTCCAAAAACCAATTGGACAACTGAGCAAGATTGTTTCTTAATAGAAAATAGCGATCTTTCGATCATTGAGCTTTTAAATTACCTACCTTTTTCGGATGAAGAAATATTGGATCGTAAAGAAGTACTAGGGTTAATTCGTAGAGCTAAACAGATGAGAAAGGGGAGTTAAGAAGATTTTCATTAATTCTTGCATTGAATCAGACTGAAGTATTGACCTTGCGCAAGGCATATGGCATATTTCTGCTATAGTGGGCGAAGTTATGGTAATCCACAATATTTTGATTTATATACCCACTTTTACTCTGAATGAAGTGGGTATTTTTTTTGCATAAATAATAATGAGGCTTACATGGAAAATCGTTGGCATTATGATCAAGAAAACAATAATTTATAAATCTTTCGATAATATTATCAGTCCATTATGTTCACTGAAACCATTATTTTTATAAAAAGTCTCTGATTTATAACCTTTTTGAGTATTAAGTAATATTGCATTTAATCCATCATTTAGACAATATTTTTCGATTTCAGTCATGAATTTCTTGCCAAAACCTTTTCCTTGAAAAGCAGGATGGATAAAAAATTCATCAATATAATATTCTATTCCCATTGGCCAAGGCTTTTGGAAACCAATACAAACACCTATTATTTGTTCATTAATTTTCATAATAAAACCTTTGAAAAAATTATTTTGAAGATGTGTTCGAATAAAGGTTTTTATCGGTTGGCTAGAATCCCACTCTTCTGACCATGGCTTTTCTTTGTAAGTTAATATATATAGTTCTGCACATTCATCAACATCTAATGAAGTCAACAATGAATAAGAAATCATAAAAATATGTCATAAACTTAGATAGCTATATTAAATATTAATTCTTCTTTAATTTAAACATTAATTTGAGGAGGCTATGTTGCACTAACCTAGGAGAGAACTGGATTGTAAAGTGATTTTTACATAGATTTAATTGCAAGCGATTAAGTAAAAAACAACTCAACGGTGGTTTATATTGGAGGTATCTATGCTCCGAATCAAACAAATCTTCTGTAAACACTTTTGGGAATATTCAGATTTCTTTAAAGTGAGAGAATGTCGGAAGTGTGGAAGGTGGTTCAGGTTTAGTTCGCTATGCACACTTTTTCTTATTTAATAACAGTATCTTGCGTTTTGTGTGCCCCTATTTAACTTTTTAGATGGTGTATAATTTAATCTCACTTATTTTATATATGGCGCTTACAAATGCTAAAAAGAGAAACTCTTAAACTATTACGCACCAAACAGGGAGAAACTACAACACTTTCTCAATGTGTAGTTGGTAATGGCAATATCAACAGCAAGGATATTAAAACCCCGATAGAAGCTGGTGATAAGTTGATTAGGTTACTACCGAGTGGTATTGAAGAGATTTATTTGGTAATTGATGTTGTTGCGTTTACCAATGTATTGCCTCATTACGAAATTAAAGTCAAAAAAGTTTGAACATTATTATAAAAACCCCTCCAGAGGGGTTTTTTAATGCCTAGAGGAAAATAACATGAAGCAGTGAATGTCCAAAGCTGATCAGTATTGATTAGCAACGTTTAGACTCCACGAAAGCGAGTACAACCCATGCAGTTCATCGAGCATGAATAGGATATGTAGGAAAGTGATAATCAGAATTGGGAGTGATGCCCCACATCATAAATTTATATCGAAACCGAAAATTGATTAGTACCTTGCCTATTAGGTGGCAATCAAAGTAGGGAGTAGCGTTATGCCCCACGTGAGAAAGCCGTAAGGATAGGGCAAAAAAAACTCGGATCTTAAAAAGATACCGAGTTTTTGCCGTTTAGAACTGGGAACGACACACTGCGGGAACAGTGTGCCGATCTCTTGACAGATGAGACCTGCCAAAAGCCAAGCCCAGCCATCGTGATCACGACTGGCAAAGGCTAACAAAAATTTATGCTTTTGCACAGGAAATAATTAATGCAATTAATCAATTGTCGGTCATGTGGACGTTTATTAGGTAAGGGAATTTATACAACCTTAGAAATTAAATGTCCTCGATGTAAAACAATTAATTCATTGAGCATCTCGAATGCCCCACTAGATTGCCGTGAGCGACAGGTTAGTGGACTTTCAAATGGAGAAGTTAAAAGAGTCTAATACTCAATCAAGTAAACCCATAACATACGGTTCGGTTTGCTCTGGGATTGAGGCAGCAACAGTCGCATGGCATTCATTAGGTTGGATTCCATTATGGTTCGCAGAAATTGAGAAATTCCCTAACCAAGTATTACAGCATCATTATCCAAATGTTCGAAACATAGGAGATATGACATTAATTAAACAAATGATTAAGGATAATGAAATTGATGCACCAGATATATTGGTAGGTGGAACTCCTTGCCAAGCTTTTAGCGTAGCAGGGTTAAGAAACTCTCTAGATGATGACCGTGGACAATTAAGCCTTGAATTTGTGAGACTTGCTGATGAAATCGACTCAAAACGAATTGAAAATGGGATGCAAGCCAGCATCATATTATGGGAAAACGTCCCAGGTGTTCTTAACACCAAAGACAATGCTTTCGGTTGCTTTTTGGGAGCAATTGCGGGTGAAGGGTGTGAGCTCAAGCCGTCAGGGAAAAGATGGCCAAACTCTGGTTGTGTGTTTGGACCATCTCGACAAGTCGCTTGGAGAGTCCTTAATGCTCAATATTTTGGACTCGCCCAACGCCGTAAACGAGTGTTTGTTATCGCAAGTGCTCGAAAAGAAAGTATCTGCGAAATACTTTTTGAGCGAAAAAGCATGTTTGGGGATTCTAAGGAGAGCAGAGGCAAGGGGCAAAATACTTCCCGAAATTGTAAGGACAGTATTAACAGAGCAATCGAAACTCTTAGCGGAAAACAGATCTTTCCAACCATTCTAGCCAATGCAGATAAAGGATGGTTAGGAAATCAAGAAGCTTTCTCAGGTAACTATTTTATTAAAGAAAGTATAGGAATTTGTCCTAGATCTTTATCACTTTCAAACACGTTAGAAAAAATTGGAACTTTAACGGCTGGTGATTGCAAACAACCCTTAGCAGTAGTAACAACTGAAATTAATTGTATTGGTGGATTACATCCGCATGCAGCAGTCAATAAAGAATTAAGCTCTACATTAACAAATGCAATGAGTTCAGGTGGTGGGCATGTGCCATTAGTAACTTATGGCATTCAAGGCAATATTATTGGGCGATCTATTAATGCTGGTGGCAATGGAGTTGGTTTTAGGGAAGAACAAGCACCAACTTTAACCGTTGGTGATAAACATGGTGTTGCTTATGCAATGATTGCTGATACTACTCCAAAAATTATGCAGGAAGTTAATGGCACATTAAGGGCTAGTGGTGGAGGTGGAATTGTTCCACCAAGTGTGACTTTCCAATCTATTGCACGCTATCTAACAGAAATTGAATGTGAGCGTTTACAAGGTTTTCCTGACAATTACACGAATATACCTGGTGCATTAAAAGGGAAAAGATATAAAGCATTAGGCAATTCTATGGCCGTACCTGTAATGCGATGGATAGGACAAAGAATTATTTTAGTTCTTGAATCAAACTTAACTCAACAATCACTTAGTCAAATGACTTTGTGAGATTTTAGCCGAACGGATTACGGCACAAGGAACCCCGCTGAATTCTAGATATTGGCGGGGTTTTTATTTTTACGATTGAACTGTTTCATAAGAGTATTTTGAGGGTGTTTTATTTTTTATATTTAAATTGTTATTTACTTCTTTTAAAATAAGTAGTTTTTTTTAAATGATTAATAAATATGAATTATATAATGCTGTTTGCAAGGATATTTTCGGATGCTCAATATGCAGAAGAATTTATCAAATTAGGAAAATTTAGATTAAATACTTTAAGGTTTTTTAAAGATTATGTAGATGAATTTGATAATAATATTGGAGATCAAGATGAGGGCTTAATTTTTAAATATATCAAAGGGCAAGATGTCGCGGTACGTATAAAATATGGAGATATCAATGAAAGTTTGGATTTTGAATCTTTTTATGCCCATAGCGATTATGTTTTAAACAATAAAATATTTTGTCTTTACGCACCCAGTGTAGATAAAAATCAAGAATTGCCTTTGAAAGATTTACATGAAATTGTTTCTTTAAAAGAAGAAACGGACAATTTGGGAAGTCATTTAGTTTTAATAACTAACCCAAATAAATTTGTTGAATTGTTCAGAGCTGAAATAAAAAGACTTGGTTACGGTATGACTGCAAACCAAATCGATTACAAAGATTTTTCTCAGCCAATTAATATTGATCAAAGTATGATAGGTTTTGTCAAAAGTTCTAAATTTGCTCATCAAAAAGAGTATAGATTCATGGTAGATGATGGTAAGAATGAAAATTCACCTTTAGACATTACAATTGGATCATTGGAAGATATAGCAATTTTAATCCCAATTGAAGATTTCAACGATAATTTTCAAGTTGTACCAAGAGAAGAAACTGAATAAAAATCAAGACACCTCCCACGGGAGGTTTTTTAATGAAGATGCCTTTATGGATATAAGCCAATACACCATCCTAACTAAAAAGCAGTCAGTTAAAACAAAATCAAGAACAAGACCATTGCCTAAGGCAAAAGAAGCATACTTAGAAGCTTTTAAAGACTTTGAGCAATCGCTGATTGTATTGAATATTAAGTATGAAAAATTATTCCAATTTGAATCAACTAAACATTGGCGATTCGATTTTCATCTTATTGAACAAAGAATTTTAGTTGAGATCTCAGGCGGACCATGGTCGGGAGGTCGCAAGAGTAAGCTAAAAGATAAAGCTTGGAGTATGGAACGTTACGATGTTGCTGCCGATATGGGTTACACCGTTGTGAGAATAGAGTCTGCGCCAAGATATAAAATTCAGGAAGATGGGCCATTGCAGGTTGAAGCCTATTTATCTAGTCAGTGGCTAAAGAATTTGAAGAGGCATATTTTCAATGGAACAGATCAGACCATTTCCACCAACAGACCTGATTGATCAAGCTGAGGAAGAGGAAGCGATTCGCTTGGCACCTGCAGCGGATCTAAAAGAATGGGTAGTAACCAACTTTCTAACGCTTGGCGGTACATTACATAATCCCGACCATGACCACATAGCAGAGCTATTACACGACGATGAAACATTCTTAGCATTCGCATGGGCGTCATCTGCCGCCCTTGCTAAAAAGAGAATGGTATTAGGTCAATGTGAAAAAGTGATATTTAACCAAGGCGGTTGGCGTAAAGCTCGGCAAGAGCAACAAATGCGAGACTGGTTTGGGTTTGTGCCTGTTTATCTCATCACAATCGATGCAAGCTTTTGTGAACGTGCGAACGATCGTGAATTTTGTGCTTTAATTGAGCATGAGCTGTATCACATTGGTGTAGAGCGTGATGAGGATGGGGAAACTCTCTACAGCGATCATACAGGCTTACCTAAGCATTATTTAGCAGGTCATGACGTTGAGGAATTTATAGGAGTGGTCAAACGCTGGGGAGCAAGTGAGGACGTTAAGCGCATGGTTGCAGTCGCTCAAAACCCGCCGTTTGTTTCAGACTTGGAAATAACAAAATGCTGCGGAACGTGTCTAATTAACTGAGCCTTGAGGCTCTTTTTTTTTGGCTATTAAGTCTTACGTAGTCTTACAAAGGGGCATTTATGGCAACACTTAAAGAGCCTGTAAAAATCTTTATAGTTCAGTCTCTTGCTTGCTTTGAAACCCCTCAACAAGTTGTAGAGTCTGTAAGACAAGAATTTGGCATTGAAATTGAGCGTCAGCAAGTCGCTTCTTATGATCCAACTAAAGCAACGTGTAGAAATGTAAGCAAGAAATTAAAGGATTTATTTCATCAAACCAGAAATGATTTTAAGACGAATGTTTTCGATATCCCTTTAGCAAATAAAGCAGTACGTCTCAAGGAATTACAGAATATATATAACGATCCAAAGGTTAATAGAATTCTAAAAACCAAGCTGATCAAACAATTCAAAGATGAGATGCATGGTTATGAGATTCAGCTCCTGGATATTCAATTAAAGCAACTTGAAATTGAACGAATCAAAACAGGTGATGGAGATGGTGCAGATGATCCGACGCCAGTGAAAGTCACCATTCAAGTTGTAGATGCGAGTAAACAAGATGCCGAATATCAACCCGACGCTGAACGTGCCTCAGGCAAACTTTCTACAACTTCCGAATAAATTTCGTGCCTTTGTTGCAGGGTTTGGTAGTGGCAAAACGTGGGTAGGCTGTTCAAGCCTCTGCGATAAGTCTTGGGAATTTCCAAAGGTACCTTTAGGTTATTTTGCCCCAACATATCCGCAGATCAGAGATATTTTTTTCCCGACCATAGACGAAGTTGCATTTGACTGGGGCTTGAAGACAAAGATATATGAATCGAATAAAGAGGTTGATCTCTACTATGGCCGCCAGTATCGCAGTACTGTTATTTGCAGATCAATGGAGAAACCGCAAACGATCGTAGGTTTTAAGGTTGGTCACTCTCTAATTGATGAACTCGATGTCATGAATAAGGACAAGGCTCAACAGGCATGGCGTAAAATTATTGCGCGTATGCGTGTGAAACATCCTGGTCTAATGAATGGAATCGATGTTGCGACCACACCTGAGGGTTTCAAATTTACTTATGAGCAATTCGTAAAAGAGGCAAACTCAACGGCAGCAAAACGAAAGCTATATGGAATGATACAAGCTTCAACTTATGACAATGAAAACAATTTACCAGATGATTATATTTCATCTTTGTTTGAATCATACCCGCCACAGTTAATCTCAGCGTATTTAAAAGGTCAGTTTGTGAACTTGACCAGTGGTGCGGTTTATCCTGATTTTGATCGAAAGCTCAATCATACGGATGAAGAGATTCAACCTAGAGAGCCTTTGCTTATTGGTATGGACTTTAACGTTTTAAAAATGGCTGCAGTTGTTTATGTCATACGTGATGGTAAGCCGCTTGCGTTGGATGAAATGGTTGGGGTGAGAGATACGCCCACCATGGCAACATTACTCATTGAGCGTTTTCCATTTCATGAAATGACAGTAATTCCTGATGCAGCTGGTCAAGCCACATCTTCAAAAAACAGCAGTGAATCAGATCACCAAATTTTACGAGACAAGGGTTTTAGGGTTGAGGTTGATGGAACTAACCCCGCGATTAAAGATCGTATTAATGCGGTGAATGCATTAATTCTAAATGGCGATGGTGAGCGTACGTTGAGAGTTAATACAAATAAATGTCCTCGTTTCACTGAAACTCTAGAACAGCAAGTTTATGACAAATTCGGGATGCCTGATAAAACTGCAGGATTAGACCATGTAGGCGATGCGGGTGGTTATCCTTTGGCTAAGCGGTTCCCGATCATAAAACCTGTGACTAGCCTTAAAGATATTTCTATTTTTGGAAGAATAAGATGACAGGTGTAACTTCAAAGCATTCTGAATATATTAAAAACATTGATACCTGGAATAAAGTTGATGATGTTTGTGATGGACAGGACGCAATAAAGAAAAAAGGTAAAACATATTTACCAGTGCCTTTCACTTTCGGTGATGGGGATGAGGACCGTTATAAGGAGTATTTGGATCGAGCGGTTTTCTATGGTGCGACTGGTCGGACTTTGATTAGTCATATTGGTTCAGCATTTAATAAATTGCCTGATTTTAAAAGACCAGACGAGCTTGAGTATTTAGAGCGAAATGCGGATGGTGCAGGACGTTCTATTTATCAAAGCTCCCAACAAATGCTTCGATTGATTTTTAAGCATTATCGTTGTGGTGTGTATGTCGATTTTCCACAAGTTGAGCCTAGTCGTAATCGGGCTGAAGATAAGCAAAAGAATGCATTTCCAATGATTCATACATTGAAAGCTCAATCTGTTATTAATTGGGATTTCATCGTTGTTGGAAATCAGAAAAAACTATCTTTGGTCGTGATTGAAGAAAATATATCAAAGCTTGATGATGATGGATTTGGTCGTACGAGTGATACTCAGTACCGTGTTTTGAGATTACAGAAAGATCAGGATGATTTTGTTTATTCCGTACAGCTTTATGAGCGGAATGAAAAACAAATTTATGAAGCTGGACCGCTTTACTATCCTACAGATTATCACGGTAAGCATTGGAACTATATTCCATTTACATTTTGTGGTGCGATCGATAATACAGACGAAATTAATAATCCGCCGTTGCTTGAATTGGCTGATCTAAATCTTGCTCATTATCGTAATTCTGCAGATGTGGAAGAATCAGGATTTATTGTGGGTCAACCGATTGTATCAATGCCGAGTATCACTCCTGAGCAATATGAAATCATTAAAAAGGACAAGTTAGCGATTGGCGCTCGGAATGGTTTTCCAACTAAGGTTGAGATTGCTCAAGCGAGTGAGAACAACTTAGCCAAGCAATTAATGACTGATAAATGGCTACAAATGAAAGAAATGGGTGCTCGCCTAATTGAGGTAGGTTCTGCTAATAAAACTGCGACACAAGCAGATAATGAGGATTCTATACAGCATTCAGTTGTTTCACTGGCAGTATCTAATATCAGCGAAGCATTACAAATGGCGTTACGTTGGTGTGCCAAGTTTGCCTTGCCTGATAACGATTTAAAGCCTGATGAACTGACTTATGTTATTTCTCAAGATTTTAATAAACAAAAATACAGTGTTGAACGTTCAAAACTGATTTTAGAGATGGTCCAAGGTGAGTTAATACCACCAGAAGTTCTTTATCAGTATGAGCAAACTGGAACATTCTCAGATGCAAAGTGGGAAGAAATTGAGAAGAAGATTGAAGATTATCGGATGAGTAAGCCATTAGGTGGCTATCAACCATATCAAGGTGTAGATGATGAACGATCTAGAGGTACAACAAGCGATAATTGATGCTTTAAATCAGCATAATTCTTATCTTCAACGCCTATCCTCAAGCTCTATTCATGAAATTTTAAATCATTTTGATGACTTATCATTGGAGATGCTAAAACAACTCCATGATTTGTTGGATGATTTAAATGAAGCAGAAAAAACAACTTTAACGAGTGGGAAATATACAACAGCATCATTAAAAGAAATTCAGGGAGTAATGACGAATTGGCAACAGTCAATCTCTACTATTCTTCCTGAAATTCTTGATATTTCGATGATTGCTTTGGCTTCTTATGAATCAGCATATATCTATAAGTTGGCAAATAAAAGAGCTCCAGTAATTAGTGGTAAAACTCTGCTGAATAAGGCAAAGAAAACACCTTACGCTGGTGGTCAATTATTGGATTATATCTTTCCGAATGTCGCTGAAAGTGTTCGAAAAAAAGCTGAATATGTTATTCGTGATGGTGTTTCAAATGGGCAAACAAATCAGGAAATTATTCAGCGTATTAAAGGAACCAAAGCGCGCAATTATGCTGATGGTTTGTTGAATCAAACTCGGAATGTAATTGATGCTGAAGTTAGAACAGCAAGGGCTCACATAAGTAATAATACTTATGTTGAAACATGGCGAACACTTGGCTTTGAGTTTACTAAAGATATAGCTACTTTAGATGGTCGTACAACACTTATCTGTGCTAGTCGGGATGGTCGTGTACAGAAGTTAGATGCCAATCATCAAAGACCACCATACCATTTTCGCTGTCGTACAGTTCAAGTCGGATGTGACAAAGATGGAAAATTAGATGGTACAAGACCATTTGTTGCGGATAACCGCCCTGTAAAGGGTATTCCAAAAGATCAGCGAGATGGAAAGATTGGACAAGTTGATGCGAATACGACTTATAAAGAATGGTTTGGACGACAAGATGATTCTTTTCAAAAAGAATGGTTAGGTCCTACAAGATTTAAGTTTTATAAGGAAGGTAAGTATTCGATTGATAAATTTGTTGATCCCATTTCTGGACGAAATTTTACTCTGAAAGAATTAAAAGAAAAAGATTTCAAATCTTTTAAGAATTTTGGATTGTAATTACATATTGTAAAAATTCTACAATCTTCTAAATGAAGATTTAAGGTATAAATTTAATTAGTTTTAAATTTCTATTAATGATAGGAGTTAAAAAATGCAGAAATCATATTTCTATCTCAAAACTTTTGATCTTAAAATTGATGATGGGCGGGAACATAATGTGGTAAATATTGGTCTATTTAGTTCTCGTGAAAAAGCTATTGAATATGTTATTGCTCTTGGAAAAAGTCTGGAGTCAGAAGGTTATGAGTTTGCAATTATAGAATTATCATTAATTGCTTAAAAATTTATTATTAACTATTAAACCGCCGAAAGGCGGTTTTTTATTGCCTGAATTCGGATGAATAAGGCGCAACGAGCGGAAGCTTAATTAAAAATGGTGGAAACCTATGAAACTCAAAACGATTCAAATCGAAAATAAGACCTACGCAGAAGTGAATGAAGAAGGTAAACCTTTATACCTCCATGAAGATGGAACAGAGATTGCCTTTGATGCACCACATGCGATTGCAAAAATTAATGAACTCGGATCAGAAGCCAAAAATCATCGAATTGCTAAAGAACAAGCGGAAGCAAGTTTAAAAACATTTGAAGGTTTAGATGCTGAAAAAGCCCGAAATGCTCTTAATACCATCAAAAACTTTGATGATAAAAAGTTGATTGATGCAGGGGAAGCAGAACGGGTGCGAACTGAAGCAATTGATTCTGTAAAACAAACTTATGAAACACAACTTGGTCAAATCACATCTGAACGTGATGCATTTCAACAGCAATTACATAATGAATTGATCGGTGGTGGATTTGCTCGTTCTAAGTTTATCCAAGAAAAAGTCGCTGTTCCTGTCGATATGGTTCAAGCAATGTTTGGTCAAAACTTCAAGGTCGAAGATGGCAAACCTATCGCATATGACAGTAAAGGTCAAAAAATCTATTCCCGTACAAATCATGGTGATGAAGCTGCTTTTGATGAAGCTTTAGAAATCTTAATCGGTGGATACCAACATAAAGATTCTATTCTAAAAGGTTCACAAGCAGGTGGTGGTGGTTTTTCAGGTCAAGGCGGACAAGGGGGTGGCAAAGCGATGTCACGTCAAAGTTTTGAACAGTTAGCACCACCAGAAAAACAAGCATTCATGAAAGATGGCGGACAAATTACAGAAAATTAATTTTGGAGACTAGTGAATGTCTAATAATTTAAATGGCTTATTGCCAACACTATATGCAGCACTTGATATTGTTTCTCGTGAGATTACTGGATTTATTCCTGCAGTTACACGTGATACTGGTATTGAACGTGCTGCAGTTGGTGATGATGTAAAAATTCCAGTAACAACCGTTGCAGAAGCACAAGATACTAAACCTGGTGTGCATGCACCAGATGCAGGTGATGGCACTGTAGACAACATCGTGGCTAAAATTACCAAGTCACGAAATGTACCGATCCGCTGGAATGGTGAAGAAACTCGTTCACTACAAAATGCAGGTACCTTTGCTGCAATTCAAACCGATCGTTTTGCTCAAGCTATGCGAACGTTGGTGAATGAAATCGAACGAGACTGTTGGCTAGAAGCTTATAAAAATGCATCAATTGCTTATGGTACCGCAGGACAAACGCCGTTCAGCACTGCAGCTGATATGACTGATTTTGCTGGCACATTAGGTATCTTGGAAAATAATGGTGCCCCGCGTAATGATTTGCAATTAGTGTTAGGTCATGCAGCAATTGGAAATTTGCGTGGTAAGCAAGCAGGATTATTCAAGGTCAATGAAGCCGGTCGTGATGACATGCTACGAAATGGTATGACTGACCGTATTATGAACTTTGCGATTCGCCACTCGCATGCAGTCGGTGTACATAGTAAAGGGACTGGTAATGGTTATCTTGTAAATGGCAGTTCATCAGCTGGTGATAAGTCTATTGCTGTAAACACCGGGACTGGAACAATTCTCGGTGGGGATATTGTGACATTTGCGGGTGATGGCACTCAATATGTATCTGGTGGTTTAGCAGGATCTAACTTGATTCTTAATCATCGATTGGCTTTAGTTCCAGCTGATAAAGCTGCAGTTAGTGTGGGTAATAACTATGTACCAAACCTCGCATTTTCACGTTCAGCAATTGCATTAGCAACACGTACTCCCGCTTTACCTGAGGGCGGAGATAGTGCAGATGATCGTACGCAAATTGTAGATCCTGTTACTGGTTTGGCATTTGAAATTGCGGTTTATCGCCAATACAAACAAGTAGTCTATGAAGTCAGTTTAGCTTGGGGTGTCAAAGCTATTGCACCGCGACATATCGGACTACTTTTAGGTTAACCAAAAGGGCGAGAAATCGCCCTTATTTTTTGGAAAATAGAAATGACTTTATTAAATACAGTCCAAATCAAAGATGGTAATGGATACCGTGTAATCAACGAGTCTGATTTTATTCATGGACAACACGAACTTTATGGTGATTCAAAATTATCCAATTTGACTAACCAGGCTTCAGATGTTGGCTCAAGTTTAGAAGACAAGAAACAATTAGAAGAAGCTGAGATTAAATTAAAAGATTGTCTAGAACAGCTTCAAAACGCTCAAGGTGAATTTATTGCATTTAAAAACAATATTGATGCGATGAAAGCCCGAATCACCGAATTGGAAGCAAATGCCGATAAAACGGATGAAGAAAAACCGAAAACAACCAAAACGAAATAGGTGAGTCATGAGCTTTATCACTATAGAAGATGCAAATCGTATATTGGGGAGCGACTTTGCGCCTGAAGGTGATAAAGCTCGTTTAATACTGTTAGCCAATACATGGATGAAGAATGAAATCGGCTTTGTTCCTGATCCAATTGATTCTTTATTGCAAGATGCAGCATGTGAAATTGTTAAAGGTATTAAAATTGGTGTGATTTATTCTGGTGTTTCACGACAAACAACGAGTGAACGTGTAAAAGCCGACTCAGTTGAAGTTGAGGAATCTTTTGTTGAGGGTAGTCGTGAAATTTCAGAATTTGAGCAGATTGCTAAAGCTTTCATAAATTCGTTAGATCTAAAGCCCAAAGGATTTACATTCAAGGTGTATCGAGGATGAGAGATAAGATTCAATCTAAAGTGGCTAAGGCTTTTAATACTAAGCTTGCAGATACAATCACCACTTTCACATGTTCTAAAGAAATCCAATCTGGTGATTTCGATTTTGACTCACAGACTTACCCCACAGTGATTGTTAAGCAATACTCAGGACGTGGCGTATTTGGCTCATATAAGCGAGATTTGGTTAAGCCTATCGATTATCAAGTCGAGGATATAAAAGCCATTGTACTTCAAAATGAAGTCAGCCAAGAGCCTCAGATTGATGATGTCTGGAAGAGTGATAAAGGCAGCTTTAAAGTATTAAATGTTGCTGAGGATCCGAGTAAAAGTATTTGGGTTTTTCAGTTGAGGAAAGTTTAGTATTATCTTCCTGAAATAAAGGGGGATTTATGAGTAAAAAGACATTAAAAGAAAAGATAAAACTTGTTTGGGTGTGGGCTTTAATTCTATCTGTTGTATATTTTACAATAGGTGTTTATCTAAAAAGCGATGGATATAAATTTGATCCATTCAAAGCTTATGAGCTTCTAAAAGATACACTGACATTAACAGCTACATTTCTTGCCCCAGTTGCTGCGTTTGTTCTCTTTAGTGATTGGCGCGTGCAACATAGAAATCTCTCTAATGAAAAGATAGCTTTGAGTTTGTATCGTTCTATAGAATCGCTTAATTCTAAATTTTTATTGGTAGCAATCAATCTTCAAACTAAACACCCTAGAACTAAAGCTGTTTTTGATGAAATTGATTCAGAAATTAAAGCGATTGACATAGAAATTCAAAAAATTATTCTTGAAAACAACAGCATTCATGCAAATGATGAAGATATGGAGAAATTCCTGCAGTATTATTACGATTTAATTCAAAATGATTTTGTGAGTATTTATGGAACATTTGGGATGGTTTTGAATCATTTCAAGATTCTAGCTTTTCCTGATAATCACAAAAATCTCTTCTTAAAAGGTGAGACGGATCATCAATTTATTGAGAGGCGAAAAAGACAATTTTTGGGTGTTGATGAATTAACACTATTCAAAGAATTGAAAGAATTTAGATGTAAATTAGATACCTTGTACGAGTTATTGAATAATGTAAAGGTTTAACCAAACCCACCTCGGTGGGTTTTTTAATGGGTGAAATATGAGCTGGAAAGGAACTAAGCCAACGGAGTTTGCTTTGCAGGTGTTGAAAGATGGCGATGATCATTTACGTAAGATAAGTGCGGAGATGTTGAGAGGAGTGATTATTGCAAGTCCTGTTGATGAGGGAGGATTTCGCTACAACAATCGAATTTCAGTGAATCATGCTGATTCTGCAATCTTGCCAAGCAACGGAAATAAAATACCCAAAGGTTCAATTGATCCACAAGCGTTTTTTGAAGGAGCGGAAAAGATATTGCAAGCCAAACTTGGTGACACAGTTTATTTACAAAATAATCTCCCTTATGCACTGAGACTTGAGAATGGTCATTCACAACAAGCGCCATCAGGAATTTACGGTTTAACCTTTCTTTCAGTATCGAGTAAATACAAATGATGACTTTAAGCGAAGCTGAGAAAGCGATTTATCAAAAGATAGGTCAGTTTAATGGTGTGGAAAAGGCAAATCTACGAATTCCAAACCAACCAACGGTAGATGGAAAACCTTTTGTTCCGCCTACAAATAAGTTGTGGTGTAGGGTCTATATTCAGTATGGAGATAGCCAAATAGCTGGAATTGGCAATGGACCTTGTATCCGTGATATTGGACTAATCTCTATACAATGTTTCGCACCAAAAAATACCGGCACAATCGCGATGACAAACCTGTGTGACCAGTGGCGTGATTTTCTTCAATCATTTGGTGTTTCACATTTAGAAGTCTATAAAGTTCATGCACCACAAGATATAGATGATGACAATTTTTACGCTAAAATAGTACGCGCTGAATTTAGAGTGAATTGAATTGCACTTAATTGCTGATAAAAAATTCAAGTATAATATGACATATAAGGATATAGTTTTTACTTAGTGGGAGTAGGAATTGGATAACTTACTTGATTCTGAAAAAGCTAAAATATTTCAAAAGATTGAAACTAAATTTGAATTATATTTAATTAATAAAATTAATAATGCAAGTTTTTATCCACCTAATAACTTCTTTTCTTACAATGTTCTATTCCAAACAATATTAGAGCCAAATGGCTTCGATATATTCAAATTTAAGGAGTTAAATACTCTAGAAAAAATTCAAGAAAATGCTAAATGTTGTCGAAAAATGGGAATGGATGATTTTAACACTAAGTATTTAGTAGATATTTTAGAGGAAGGAGCATCTCAATTTATTGACAATTAAGTTATAAATATTTTTAACGCCACTCAAATGAGTGGTTTTTTTATGCCTAAATTAAGGAGAACTTCATGAGTTCTGGAGCTAAACAGCTAACCCGAGTTGGTTTTGAAGCATCACCCGGTGTAATTGCAACAACTTGGAATACATTTGCATTCACCACCAATGGTTTGGATGCATCGGCACAAACCACAGAATCACAAACAATCAAAGATTCACGAATTGCAGCTGGTACTTTAGTGACTGGTGTTGAAGTACAAGGCGATATTGAATCTGAATGGTCTTATGGTATTCAAGATGGTGTCTTAGAGTTAGTTGCCTTCAATGCTTGGAATAGTAACGTTTTGACGTTTGGTGGTACTAGTCGAAAAACACTTTCGATTATTCGCGGTTTTACTGATATTGATAACTTTCAAGTTTTCACAGGTTGTCATATCAATCAATGGACCTTAAGCATCCCTGATAGTGGCATTGTGACTTCTAAATTCTCAATTATGGCAATGAAACGCATTGCATATGAGGTTGCACCTACTGGTACTGTAACACCTGCAGGAGATGCAATTCCATTTACAAGTCTTTCAACTGGCGACATTTTGATTGAAGGTGAAAAGAAAGCAGGGATGTGCGTCACTCAGATTGAATTGACCATTGATAATACAATGCAGATTCAAAAGTGCTTGGATTATGAAAACAATATTTCTGGAATTTTGGAAACCATCATGAAAGGCAGTGGTAACTTCACAGTTGCATGGTCTAAAAACACCGCTGAGTTATATGAAAAACAGTTCTTGAATGAGCCGATTAGCCTTGAATATAGCCTGAAAGATAAAGATGGGAATAAATACACATTGTCACTTCCAAATGTGTTGGTTTCAGCACCTCTACCGAGTGGTGGAGCGGGCGACATTCTTAACACTCAATTTTCATTCACTGTGGCAGATGCTGCACCTACTCTTAAACGTATTCCTATCGTGGTAGGTCCATAAGCATGAAAATTAAAATCGAAGAACAAGAACAAACCAAAATTCCAAGCAAGCTGATTGATTACAAAGATGGTGCTAAATTTCTTATTGCAGGAATAGATAAGCCATCATTCAAGCATTGCATGGAGTTGCGTGGCACTCGTATTGAGCAAGAGATTCAAGGTGTCCGAGACATTACAGACGAAAGCTCTCGTGAAATTGCCCAATCATTTAGTAAGGCGGTGTCACACTTAGTCTTAAACTGGCAAGGCTTAGAGGATGAAGAAGGGAATATTTTTGAATATTCAAAGCAAAATGCTGAGCTTCTTTGCACAAGTACAAATGAGTCAATCGAGCTTATTGTGTGGATCCTTGCAGAAGCCCAAAAAATTCAAGTTGAAGCCAACGAAGAAAAGGCTGAAACATTGGGAAAGTCATCCAGCTATACAAGTACCAAACAGCGAAGTGGGACATCGAAAAAGCAAGAGAAGTCTATCAAAAGCTAGGTCAGCCACTCCCCGATTATTATCTACCGCCTGAATATTCATACACAGCTCACTCCATTCTTTCAGCCTATTACGTGATTGCTCGTTCTAGACAGTATGAGCAATGCATTCCAATGGCTCTAAGTCTTGGGGCTGTTAATGATTATTGTGGGCAGTATGAATCACCGGTACCAAGATGGATTTTCAATGATTGTATCTTTGCTTTAGACAACCTGTTTTTGGAAGAGGCGAGTAAGAAGAAGTGATTGGTTGTAGAGGCGCGGTTTACAACGCACAAAAATATTATTTGCTATGAAAAAGTGAATAATGAAATTAAAAAGTAAAACCCCGATAGTTGGTAGCTATCGGGGTTTTGGTTTCCAGTTGAACAAAGCACGAACAAGAGGAATAAAAAATCTATGTCTGAAAATAGTAACACTAAACCCAATATTAGTATAGAGGGAAAAATGAGCAATAAAGATGCTGGTAAGGTAGCCATCATAATGGCTTGGGGGAAGTCTATATCCCTTGTTATAGCAAGCACTGCAACTTTTATGGGGTCACTTGCTGTTTTGATTTGGCGCCTAAATAGCTAGAGGTAAAAATGAATATTGATTTTTAAACCGACCTACAAATGGTCGGTTTTTTATTGCCCACAATGCGCCCTTAGGCGCTTTTTTACGCCTAAAGGTACTCCAAATGACAGAACAAACAAGCCGTTTAGTAATTGAAATCAGCTCTGAGCAGGCTAAAAAGAATGCTGAAGATTTGAGTAAAGAGTTGGTCAAAATCTTTAATGGTGGTGAAAAGGCGAGTGATTCAACGTCGAAGCTTGGTAAAACCATTCAAGTCACAAGCAACATTACTCAAAACTTCAATACTACTGTGAATAATACGACTAAGGCTTTAAGTGATCAGGAAAAGCAAGTCAATCAAAATGGCTTAGCCATCAAAGAAATGGCTAAGTTTGTTGCTGGTTATATTTCTATCAGTAAAGGTATTGCTACGGCTGATAATTACACACAGATGGCGGCACGTATACGAAATGCGACATCTAGCGCTCAAGAGTACAACTTAGTTCAAGAGAGATTGTTGGTAACCGCAAATACAACATTCCGGGCATTAAACGAAGCTCAAGAAGTATACCTATCACTTGCGGGTGGGATGAAGTCACTTGGCTACAGTACCAAGCAAACTTTAGATTTATCGGATTCTTTATCCTTTGCCTTTACAGCTAATGCAACACGAGCTGATCAAGCGCAATCAGCAATGGATGCACTATCAAAATCAATGGCTAAAGGAACAATTGATGCAGATGCGTGGATTTCGATTGTGACTGGTGCTGATAATATTATTGCTGATATGGCAAAAACCACAGGAAAAACTGAGTCTGAAATTCGTCAACTTGGAGCAACTGGTAAAGCTTCCCTTGAAGATCTCATTAAAACATTGGTTTTAACTCGAGAGCAGAATGAAAAACTTGCCAACAACATGGAGAATAGCTTTAAGGATGGGCTTCAAAAGCTAACAAACGAAACAACAGTTTTCCTTGGCAAACTTAATGAAACGACTAAATTAACTGGAACCTTAGCTGCAGGTCTTGGATATCTCGGTGAACATGTAGATAAACTTGCTGTCTTAGGTGGAATTGCCGCTTCAATTTATGGTGGGCGTTTAGTTGCTGCATTTGTTCAAGCTGGTTTAAAAGCTGGTTGGACAACTGCGGCGATTCTAACCCAAACTGGCGCCATGAATGCCTCAACAACAGCAGCACGTTCTTTATATCTTGCACTGGGTGGTCCAGTTGGTTTGGCTGTAGCAGGGATTGGAGTCGCATCAAGCTTTTTATTGATGAAAGATTCATCAAAGGATGTAAATACATCATTAGAAGAGCAAGGTTTGAGTGTTGATGAGTTGCGTGAAAAATACAGCCAACTGAATGCTGAGCAATTGAAATTAAAGGCCTTAGATGCTGCTGATGCTATTGAAACTCAAAACAAAAAAATAGCATCAGTTTTTGTCTCACTTAAACAATATATAAGTGATTTGAATGGTCAGGATGAAACTAGTCAAGCGAAAGCTTTGCAAACTTATTTGGTTGAGTTACAGGCTGGTGGAGAGCGTGCAAAAACAGCATTTGCCAACCTTGAAAAGCAAAATATAGTTAGTCCGCATTCTCTCAAATTGGCTGCTCAAGTTGGGTCTACAGTTAAGAGTAGTAACACTGAAATTGAGAAACAAAACCAAATTCTAAGCATTGCCTCTAATAAACATATTGATCATGCCAAAGCAGCTAAAATTGGGGCAGAGGGAGTTGCTCACTTTGGAAAAGAAGCGGTAGGTTCTGCTGCACAAATAAAAGGTTTAAGTGCTGAGGTTCAAAAGTTTATTAACGATACCTTGAGTAGTATCTCTAGTAATAGTGAAGTGTTGGCATTAAGAGCAAAAGGCATATCTAAGGAATATGCTGAAGCCTATGTAAAACTTAAGCAAACTCTAGGTTTACTTGGCAAAGATCAGGCAGTTGATACTGGTGCGTTTAGCTTAATGATGGCGGATCTTTCAATTAAGCAAAAGATCAAAAATCTTGACGAACAACAAGCCAAATCGGAAAAGGATCGTACTGAGGAACTAAAAAAACAGCAACGAATTCAAGAGCAAACAATTAAGTCTAAGACAATAGATTCTGTGATTGCCCGAGGAGAAGGAAATTACAACTCTTTCAACAAAGGCAAAGCAGGTGATAGTGTTGGATCAAAGCTAAATTTGGTGGATATGACTGTTGGTCAAATTAGAGCTTTACAGAAGAATGGTTCTATATTTGCAGCAGGGAAATATCAAACAATTCCGTCTACACTTCAAGGTGCTATTGATGCAGGGATTGTTTCTGTTGCTGAAAAATTTAATGCGAGTGTACAAGAGCGTATTGTTCAGCAATATCTGCTTACAGCAAAGAAAGATCGTGGAAACATTGAGGATTACATCAAGGGAAAAAGCGATAATTTAACTGCTGCCAATATCGATTTATCCAAAGAGTTTGCATCTGTAGCCAACCCATTAACAGGTAAATCTTATTATGATGGTAAAGCTGGTAACAAGGCGAGTATAAGTGTCAAAGATGCTCAAAATGCTCTTAAAGCCAGTCGTGAATTATATGCTCAAGCGATAGCATCTGGTAAATCAGCTCAAGAGGCATGGAAAGCTGCCTTTAATGGTGCTATTTCGTTTGTTGATGGGTCTAAAACTCAAAAAGATATTGATAAATATAATAAAGAGCAGATGGATGAAGCTGAGCAAATCCAAAAGACCTTTAGAGCTAAATCAATTCAAGATGAACAGGATTTTCAGGATCAACTCAAGAAGATTCGTGAAAATTCAGCGTTATCAAGTGATGAAAAAAAATCATATGAAGCCCAGTTAACCAAACGATTTGAAGCGCAAAAGAAACTTAATAATCTCCAACAAGATTATGAGTTGAATAGTTTCAAATATACCGAGGACCAAAAGTTAATTTATCAGCGTGATTCATCTAAGCTGCAATTAGATGCCGAGGGTAAATATAGCGATGAGATTAAGGCTCTCCATAGAAAGTCAATTGATGATCAATTTGCGTATGAACTTGAGAAGTCTAAACTATCTAAAGATCAGCGTTTACTTCAGGCAACTGAATTCTACATGTCAGAGCTTCAATTAGCTAAGGCTAGATATGACATAGAAAAAAGGCTTATTGCTCAGAGCAATGAAGACCCTGCTGAAAAAGCCTTTAAAACACAGATGCTTGAATTACAGAATCAAGTAGACATGAATCGTCGACTAAAGGATGCATCCATGGGTTGGGATTCGGTTCGTTCTCAAATGGACGGTTCATCTGCACGATATCAAGTTAATCAAGAGCGCTTTAATAGAATGGATGTGTCACAGAACCTTTTTGACACACAAATTGCTGATGTTGAGAGACAAGAGCAAGAACCAGGTGCTGATCTGGTAAAATTGGCAGAAGTTCGTGAGCAAATTTGGGCTGCACATAATCAGCGGATGATCGATATCGAAAATCAGTATCAAAAGGATTCCTTGAATTTACAGTTAACCCAAGCTCAGCAATTAACTGGTTCGTTTGCAAATATGTTTAGGGGGATTTTGGGTGAAAGCTCAGGAGCTTACAAAACAATGTTTGCAATGCAACAGGGATTTGCACTCACTCAAGCTGGCATGAATTTATGGTCCTCTGTTTCAGATGCTTATGCTAAAGAACCAGGTACTGTGTGGCAGAAAGTAGCAGCAGGTGCTAAGGCTGCTTTGGATCAAGGAACATTCTTGGCGATGATCCAAGCAATTACACCTCAAGGTTTCGCTACTGGTGGGCACATCACAGGCAAAGGCACTGGAACAAGTGATGATATTCCGATCATGGCATCGAATGGTGAGTTTATGATTCGCCAAGCAGCAGTATCAAAGCTTGGTTTAGTTGCATTGAATTACATGAATAAGACAGGTGAACTGCCTTTTCAGAGTGAGTTTAATGTAGCTAAGTATCAGTTCTCCTTGCCTAACAAACAATCCGCAGAAAAGTTTAGAGATGGCGGCTTGATTGGTGTTTCTCGAATGAGCAATGCTGATGTTGAAAGAACGCAGTTTGCAAATATTCAGCAAAGCAATAGCATGTCAACCCAACCAAAAGTCACCATTATTAATCAAACTTCTCAACCTGTAGAAGCTGCAACTGAATGGGATGGTAATGAGTTGCAAGTGGTTTTAAAGGAGATGCAAAAGCAAAATGAAACACAAACAAAATCCTTAATTGCTCAATCTTGGAGAGATGCTGAACGTCAAGGTGGTGCTTTGGATAGGATAAAGAAAGGTAGATAGCCACCTCGGTGGCTTTTTGAAGATAATTTGGTAAATTCTTAGGATTACTTTCTTCAAAATTTTAAAATCATTTAGAAGATGTTTGTTCAATTGAATGTGATACTGATACATTCTTCTGTTGATTTTCTAATTTTTGTTTATGACTAGGCATATGGTCTGGTTCGCTAGACATAGCCAAATATAAAAAAGTGAAAAATATTGTGGTTAAAACAGCAACTATAGCTATAAATTTCCAGCCTAAAGCAGTAGATTCTGAATCATCAATTGTTCGGTTATTTTTCATATAAAACTCAAAAGAAAAAGGTAAAAAGTGCAGCATTTATATCATAAAAATTATCAATCTATTTCTTTTAGTTGGGTCTGTTAATTAATAAAAATTCCTAATAATGTTCTTTTTAGAGTATATTGTTTGCATTCAATGAACAGTACAAAATTTCATAATCATTGAATTTTTATACAGCTTTGGCTGTTTTTAATTTTTCTTAAGGTATTTTTTATGAATAAACTTGAACTCAATGTAAAGGATCAATTCGGATCGCTCTATACAGTTGAAGCAACTTTAGATGAAATTGTGGTATATGAAGCCAAATCTCATGATCGAATCAAATACATTACTTTCGAAGGTGAAATGCTCCGGCCTAATTTTGAAATGCTTTTTGAAAGTTTCAATACAGGTAAAATTTTAAAAATTGTGAAATCCTAATTTGCTTATTTTAGAAAAGCCTCCATAGGGAGGCTTTTCATGTACCTTGAATGTAAAATAAATTTATATAAAAATATGATACAATTTGATAATGATACTTATTATTAATTAACACCATTATGAAGAAACTTGTTTTCCTACTTTTTTTACTTCTACCTTTAGCATCATTTGCTAAAACAGATCCAGATTTTGCAAAACCATTAGAGCTTTCTGGTGATTTCTTAAGCGTTAATTTGAATTCTAAAGAAGGTGAATATAAAGGAAACTTTTTAGCAAAACAGGGATCAATGAAAATTGAAGGAAATAAAATCAAAATAAAACAGAAGCAAAATAAACAACTTCAGAGTATTGTGGCATCTGGTCAGCCTGTTCGATTTTCCAAGATGAACTATCAAAGTAATGAAATGGTAAATGGTAGTGCTTTAAAAATTACTTATGATGCGAATAAGCTTTTGATAACACTAGAAGGTAATGCTGAAATCTTGAGTGGTAGTGGAAATAGTTTTAGAAGTCATATTATTACTTATGGGTTAACTAATGGGGAGATCAAAGCTGTTGGAAATTCTCAAAGGAGAGTACAAATTGTAATTCCTCCAAGTGGCTCAAGAGAAAGCACACCCTTGGTGAAATAACCTATTGATTTAAAAATTAACTTAATATCACATATGCATTCCAAGAGCTTTATTTTTAGGATAAACATTAGTATCTTGGACTAAATATATAAGAGATATATCATGAAAAGCTTATTTATAATTTTCAGTTTATTGGTTTCCAGTTTTTGTTTTGGAGCAGATTCTCAAGTTCAAGTTGAGCCAAGAACTGTAGATGAAAATATGATTATAAAATGGGTGAAAAAGCCGATATTTAGAATCAATAATGATGAGTTGAAAGGTTATGATAGATATCTTGTGGTGAGGATTGAGACGGATGTTAATGGTTTTGTTAAGGTTGCTGAAATTAATAAAAGCAGTGGACTTCAGGATCTAGACAACAAGATAATTGAGGTCTTTAAAAAAGCAAAAATATTTGCAAAATATCCAAGTGATAAAATCGAAAATTTTCCTGTACGCTTAACTCAACCAGTTGAATTGAGCGTATCAAGAGTTCCAAAATATGCTGAGTATCCAGAATTTAATTTTAAAAATACCGACTTAAAAGGAAGTAATAGAACTATAACATTGAGTGTAGAGGCTAATGAAAAAGGCAAATTAACCAAAGTCAAAGTTTCTAAAAGCACTGGAATCCCTGCTTTAGATGAATATGTTTTAAGTGAGTTTTTCAAAAAAACAAGTTTTAAGCCTTTGGTCATCAATGGAAAGCCTCAGCGTATATCAACAACTGCAGATTTTAGGTTTAATTTAAGATCAGCAAGTGATTAATAGTTAGATACTTATTCAGCATTAAACTTAAAACCCACTCAATCGAGTGGGTTTTTTATTGGAATCGATTTATGAGCAATGAAAAATTTACATTCCCTTGTGATTTGGATGGAAACTCAAGCAAACAAAACTTCAATATTTTGACTTCGAAATTTGGTGATGGCTACGAACAAAATATCTCAGTAGGCATCAACAATAGAAAGGGAGAGTGGGCATACAAACGCACATCAACAAAAGATGAGATTCTTCAAATCAAAGCTTTTTTTGATCGACATAAAGGTTCTGATTCATTTCTCTGGAATGCTCCTTTAGATGGTGAAGTGAGAGTTAAAACAAATACAAGCTATTCACCTAGTCAGGTGGGTGGAATGATTTGGACTATCTCAACCACATTCACCCAAGTCTTTTACCCCTAAAACCACTTAACTTCATGCCCCACTCGTTGGGGCTTTTTACTTGAAGGAACATTAAAAATGTCAAAGCAATTTACACGAATCGAAGCAAGTTTTACTGCAGCACTCATGGCTAAAATTGATGCTTCTGCTTATGAATTTGGATCGAAAATAGATTACCTATCGATTGATTATAACAAGGCGACAGATGATGTATTAATCGGCTTAAAAAAGGATAAAGAGCCTGATTTAAGCCGTATCTCATTAAAAGAAGCACAATTTATCAGTTGGTTAATTCCCCATATTGTTTCTATGCAGAATCGTTCAGGGATTTCAATCCAATCCATCCAGGCTATTTATGATGATGAGGGTTTAAACCTCGATATTGTGGTGAATGAAGATGTTAAGCAGTGATTTTCAGAAACTTTATGTCGATGGTTTAATTACCTTATTTGAATTAGATGCCAGCGCTTTAGGTGCTGGCATTTTACGTTTCCACGGACATATTTCATTCCAAGATTGGGAAAAGATTTATAGCTCGATTGGTTCTGATGGCCCGATGGTTACTGATACTGGTGATAAAAAAGTTTGGCATCGTAACATTATCTTTGATGGTCAGACTTTTGAACCCATGGCACTGGAAGTCAGTGGTTTAGAAATGCGAAGTGATGGTAAGGCTTCCGCACCTACTTTAAGTATGGCCAACAATATTAATGGCATACAGGGTGCAGTCACTGCATATTGTTTACAGTTTGGCGACTTTGCAGGTGCAAAGCTTAAAGTCATCACTACCTTAGCCAAATATCTGGATGCAGAAAACTTTAGTACTGGGAATACAAGTGCGAACTCAAGTGAGAAACGTGAGCAGATTTGGTTTATTGAACAAAAGACTTCTGAAAATGCTCAGCAAGTAACCTTTGAACTTTCTAATCCAGTGGATTTTGAAGGGCTAAAGATTCCTACACGACAAATCTCAAATTACTGCAACTGGGAATATCGAAGTGAAGAATGTGGCTACATTGGTGCAGCAATGTTTACCGAAAAAGACGAATCGACAGACAATCCTGCTTTAGATCGATGTAACTATCGAACATCAGGTTGCCGTTGTCGTGAGAATGAACTTCATTTTGGTGGATTCCCTGCATCTTCAATGGTGTAAAAATGAAATTAAATAAAAAACTCAAAGCAGTGATTCTATCTCATGCTAAACAATGTTTCCCCGCAGAATCTTGCGGGGTGATTGTTTCTGGTTGTTATATCGCGTGTCGCAATGTTGCTGAACACGGTCAATTTCAAATCCACCATGAAGATTTGGCGAATGCCGAAGATCAAGGTGAGATTCAAGCCTATGTCCACTCACATCCAAATGCGACAGCACGCGCGTCTGATTTAGACTTATTGCAAATTGAACTTCATGAAAAGCCATGGGTGATTTGTGCATATCCTGAAGTTGAGTTTCAGGTCTATGAACCCTGTGGTTATAAAGCACCACTCATTGGTCGTGACTATCATCATGGCTACCAAGACTGCTATTCAATTGTTCGTGATTTTTATCGTCGTGAGTTAAATATTAAACTCATTGATTTTGAGCGTTTGGATAATTGGTGGAGTGATAAAAATCATAAATCGCTTTATTTAGAAAACCTAGATGCAGCGGGATTTTATGAAGTCAGTCAACCGCAGTATGGCGATATGTTGGTGTGTAATGTTGGACGTACAGAACACCCGAACCATGCTGTGATCTGGTTGGGCGATCAATGGCAACTCAAATCAGAAGAAAGCACTGCATGTTTTGGTGGACCATTAATCCTACATCATCCTTATGGTCGAAAGTCCGTGCGTGAAATCTTTGGGCAACAATGGCAAGAACGTGTTGTCAAAATAGTGAGGCACAAAGATGCTTAAAACGATCAAACTCTATGGCGTACTGGGAAAGAAATTTGGTAAGGAGTTTAAGCTAGCTGTTGAAACTACCCGTGAAGCAGTCAAAGCCTTATCCGTTCAGGTATCAGGCTTTGAACAATTCATGCTGAATGCGCATGAACAAGGTTTAGCATTTGCCATTTTTCAAGATGATGAAAACATCAGTGAAGATCAGATCGATTTTGATACTGGTGCCAAAGTTATCAAGATTGTGCCAAAAGTTATGGGAGCTGGTGGTAATGGTGGTGTTTTACAGCTTGTGCTTGGTGCTGTGTTGATTGTTGCAGGGTTTTGGACAGGTGGAGTAACGTCAAATTTAGGAGTTGCTTTAATAGGTGCAGGCGCAGGAATGGTTGTAGGCGGAATTGCACAAATGCTTACTCCTAAAGCGGATGCACAAGATCAAAACCAAGACGGAAATAGGGCTAATAAAAGCTTTGGTGGAGCTGTGACCACAATCGCACAAGGTAATCCAGTTCCGATTCTGTATGGTCAGCGCGAGGTTGGAGGATTTATTGTGAATGCAGGTCAGTTTGCAGTCGATACCTTTAGTTCTGCTGATGCTGGTTATACAGGCGGTGGCAGTAGTGGTGGTAAGAAATAATTTTAAGAAGAATATAAGCGCGTAAAGCGCTTTTTTATTGCGTGGTGAAAAGTATGCTTAAAACAGTTAAAGGTGCAAAAGGTGGTAGTCAAAGCCAAAGACAACCTAAGGTGGCTAACGATACAACGGCATCTAAAACTTATGCACGTTTACAATATGGCATGAGTGAAGGGGAAGTTGAAGGTTTAGCCAATGGCTACAAGTCTATCTATTTAGATGACACACCTATTGAAAACGACAGTGGTGCAAGAAACTTTCAAGATGTCACTCTTGATTTTCGCACAGGGACCAATGACCAAACTTATATGGAAGGCTTTGAAAGCATTGCATCAGAAACTGCGGTAGGTGTTGAACTTAAAAGCGATACGCCTTGGGTGAAAGGTGTGACTAATCTTAATCTAGATGCTGTGGTTGTACGTGTTAGATTTGGTGCTTTAAAACAACAAGATCCTAAAAATGGTGATGTCTCGGGGATTGTGATTGATTACACCATTGAAGTACAAACCGATGGCGGATCGTGGGAGTTAATGCTTGATACTCAGATGTCAGGTAAAACTTCAGCAAATTATGAACGTACCCATCGTATCGGCTTACCAAAAGCCAATAATAATTGGTTGATTCGCGTCTCACGTAAAACACCAAATTCAAGCTCAGAATATGTCAGCGATAAGATGTATATTCAAGCCATTACTGAGGTTGTCGATCTTAAGCTTGCTTACCCAAATACTGCCTTGATTGGTGTGCAATATGATGCTGAAACATTCTCGAATATTGCCAAAATTGCTGTTGATCTAAAGGGTGTAAAGATCAAGGTACCAAGCAACTATGATCCTGTAAGCCGAACTTACATCGGAATTTGGGATGGTTTATTTAAGCGTGCATACAGCAATAATCCTGCTTGGATTTACTATGATTTATGTACCAATAAGCGATATGCACTGGGTAACCGTTTAACCGAGCAAATGATTGATAAATGGTCATTGTATCGCTTAGCTCAATATTGTGATCAGTTGGTACCAGATGGCAAAGGGGGGCAAGAGCCTCGTTTCGCTTGTAATGTATACATTCAAAGTGCTGAATCTGCTTTCGATATTTTAAGCAAACTTGCAGGTTTATTTCGTGCAATCAGTTATTGGGATGGTGCATCGATCGTATGTGAGGCTGATTTACCACAAGATACGATGTTCACCTATACATCCGCCAATATCATTGATGGTGCTATGGGGATTAATTACACAGGTACACGTGCTCGTGATCGACATAATGCAGTCAAGGTTGCTTGGGATAATCCGCAAAATCGCTATAAGACAGAATATGTTTTTGTACGTGATGAAAAGTCAATTGCAGAGGCGAGAACCCTTCGTTTATTAGAGCTAGAGGCATGGGGCTGTACCTCAGAAGGGCAAGCACAACGTACAGGTCAGTGGGCTTTAAAAACTGAACAACTTGAAACTCGAACAGTCACCTTTAAAGTGGGGTTGGATGGCTATATTCCATTACCTGGTAAAGTGATTGAACTTGCTGATGAGTTGTTGGCTGGTCGTGCAAATGGTGGGCGTATTTCGTCAGTCAGTGCTGATTTAAAGCAAATCACCTTAGATCGTGATGATGTTGTATGCCGAGCTGGTGACCGTCTAGTTGTTAATGGTGAAGATGGCAAGGCACAGGCAAGAGTTGTATCGAGTATTACAGGTCGGGTCGTTACTGTTGTATCAGCATTCGATTCTGTTGCTCCACAAAATGTTTGGGTGATTGATGCGCAAGATTTAGCGACGATGAAATTTCGTGTAGTTTCGATCTCACAAGATGAACAGCACCAATTTACCATTACTGCAATTCAGCACAATGAGTCTAAGTTTGATGCAATTGATCATGGTGCGTATATAGATGATCGCCCAATTTCAATTATTAACCCTACAACTCAAGATCCTGTTGAATCAGTCAGCATTTCCAGTGAGCAAATGGTTCAACAAGGAATGTCTGTTGAAACTATGGTCATCAGCTGGTCACAAGCCAAAGGTGCAACCAAGTATCAAGTTGAATGGCGTAAAGATAATGGTACCTGGCTAAAACTACCTTTAACTGGAAATAACTCGGCAGAGATAGCTGGTATCTATGCCGGTAAATATGAAGCGCGAGTTATTGCGATGAGTGCTTTTGATATTTCATCTTTACCCACCTATTCAATTTTAACTGAATTAACAGGAAAGCAAGGTAAACCACCAAAAGTGGCGTTTATCCAGGCAACTGGCATTTTATTTGGTATGAAACTGGATTGGAGTTATCCAGCAAATGCTTTGGATACGGCTTATGTAGAGATCCAAGTCTCACCAGATAGTACATCCAACATTGCGACTTTAGGTTCTTTTGCATATCCAACCACAACCACAGTCATCCAAGGATTACAGCCTAATCTGACTCAATTCTATCGAGCACGTTTGATTGATCGAATTGGGAATATCGGAGACTGGTCTGACTGGACAAACGGTACAACCACATCTGATGCCAAAGATGTACTTGAATTACTTGATGGTCAGATTACCGATAGTCAGCTAAATCAAGATTTGATTAGTCGTATTGAAGTGGGGGCAGAGGCAAAAGACTTGGTTGTAGAAGTCAATAAAATTGCAACAGCTACGTCTTTACAAGTAGATAAGTTAACCAATGAGCTTACTGCAGAAACAGCACAACGTAGAGATGAAACCAAAGCATTGAATGATGCTTTAACTCAGGAAACAGTACAGCGTAGAGAGGGTATCAAAGCGCTGAATGATGGTTTAACTCAGGAAATTACACGAAGCAAAGATGCTGATCAATCACAGATTGAGACCTTAGACAACTACAAAGCTTCAATAGATGGTTCACTATCAAATGTCCAAACGCGTATCACTACGATTGCTACGGCAACAGAAGCAAACACATCTAAACTGACGGCATTAGATTCAGCGATTGAGGCTAAAGCGGATGCATCGATCGTACAAAATCTAAAAAATGATGTAGTGACTATTGGGGATCAAGTTAAAAGCCAAAGCAGTATTATCACTGGATTACAAAATACGGTCGCTGATAAGGCTGATGCATCAGTCGTACAAAATCTAAAAAATGATGTAGTGACTATTGGTGATCAGGTTAATTCTCAAAGTAGTCTCATCACTGGATTACAAAATACTTTAGTGGGCAAAGCTGATGCTTCAGCATTAACAGCGCTTGACTCTAAAGTTGAGATCATCGATGGCAATTTTACATCACAAGGACAAGCGCTGACTGCTCTTGAAAACTCAATTGCAGGCAAAGCGGATACTTCTGCCGTCAATCAGTTGAAGACTGCAGTTGAGCAACAGGGCAATACGATTTCATCACAAGGTCAAGCGATTACAAAGGTTGAGGCTAAAGTTGATAATATTGCTGTTGGTTCAAGAAATTTGGTTCGTGATGCTGAGACATGGATAGGAGCTGGAACTGGTGGTAATGGAATTATCCCGAGCATTAGCGAGGATAAGAAAGAGTTAACCATTGTCGTTGAGGAAAATAACCACAATTGGTATACAAATTTCTGGGACATTTATCAATTCGCAGATGTACAAGCAAACTGTAATGAAAATGATGATGTGATCATTTCGTTTGATTTCATGATTACTACTGGCTCTGTTGTAAAATCGCCTGATGTGTATTGGAAAGATTCAATGTCTTACTTACCAACACAATTGGTAAAAGGGCAAGAGTTGAGATACGACAAATGGTACAGATTCTATCACACTCGTAAGTTCCATGAGTCTGGCGGACTTGCATTTCATCTTGGATTCTCAGGCTGTCTTGGGACATATAAAATTCGTAGACCGATTGTTGAAAAGGGCAATATTCCAACGGACTGGAGTGTTTCTGACAATGATTTTGCAACAGCACGTGCTGTTCAAACATTGGATGCAAAAGTTACGACAATCGGTGATAAGACAAATGCTAACGCAGAGGCGATCACTGATTTAAGAACTTCGGTAAACAATAAGGCAGATTCTTCTGCATTGAACTCTTTGAAGTCAACTGTTGAACAGCAAGGTAACACGCTTACTTCACAAGGTCAGGCAATCACATCTGTAACTGCACAAGTTGGGTTTACAAAAAACTATACCTTAACAACCATTAGGAACGGGTTCGATCCAAATGGTCAATATGGTTTGATGAATGCAAAGAATGAGAAATTGGCTAACCTAGGTCGTGGACTAAATATCTATGTATTTAATGGATATGGTGATCATGTGAATACAAAGCATTACGATACTTATGGTGTTGATACAGGTGAAGCTTCATATCAAATCTATGTTGATATGAAGAACTTCTTAGATTCTTTGGCTTATGGTACGTTCATTGCTATTGTGGGAGCAGACCATCTTGGCAGCTTTTCGTATAGCAATGCATCTCAGGTTGTTGATGTCAGAAGTGTGCTAAAAAGTCAGTGGGGGCTAGCTGATGACTATCTTGTTAATTGGTATGGAAACAATCTGCCCATTGTCATGACTATGAAAGGTGCGCCACAGTATTCATCTGTAAATGCTATGTTTACATCGAATACTGCCAATGATGTTTGGTCTAAAGTCTTCACATTCATTAATGGTGTTCCTAGCGAATTTGGTGGATCTTTTGAACAGAGACAGATTAATGCCAACGCAACTGCTGTCACCAAGTTAGATGCGACTGTCACAAGACATGATAATGAGATTAAAGCAAATGCTTCTGCTGTCACTGGA